ACGATACCCGTCACATCCTGTTGGGTGTGATAGGTAATTTTGTCGTCGTTTAGCGTTTCGCCAGCCTCGTATACAAAATCAGTTTTAATGCCGGTTATGGCATCTTTACTTAGGTTGCGTCTAGTTTCCATATGATGCCTATGTGTGAGTTAAGTCAGCTACAACGCCCAACCCAGACTCTTGAGTTACCACCAAGCCATATTCAGCTAACAGTAAATGTTTGCTGGCATCGCCAGTTTTTGCAAGCTCTTGACTGTTTATCGGTCTAAGCGTTGCCACTTCAACCAGGTCTGGATCAATAACGTAGGCATCGCGTGGTCTGCTCAACCTAGACGGAACAATTGCAACCGATCCAAAATCTGACAAATATACATCGGCGGCACCGATAATAGTTGTTGGGGAGTCGCTAGGCGCTTGATAACGCTGAGCGGCAATACCAGCAAAGCCAGAGATTACTGTCTTAACATGCGGCCCTACTAATACAAACCGTGGTGATCCGCCGTTTGTAAAGACCCCTTGTAGGACTGTTTTTAGAAATCCCTCTGTCATATTTCTGAGCGTGCCATCAGTAGCGCCAGCGTTTACAACGCCGCCAGATACAGTTGGGTTTGCACCGTTAGTTCCGCGAGATGTATTAGTTCTTATAAATGCAGACAGTGGCGCGGTTTTTCTTGCAGTAGTGGAATTACCCCCTGCCGCAGCATGATTAAGACCGCATAAATTATGCTCTTGGTCATTAGCCAAAGCGCGCCCCGCTTTACTTATCTGGTAGGCAACTTCGCTTCTACGTCCTGCCAAATCTAACGCATTCATTGTGTCGGAAATAATAAAATCTTTGCGACTAATCTGTGTGTAATTTCCAAGCCTAGAAGTTGGCGTAACACTTTGAAACGAGGAAATATCATCGCCTTCAAGATGGTGGTTCGCTTGACTTGCAGCCAACGAATCGACTTGCCACTCAAAGAAAGTGTTAGTTACAGATCGCTTTTTAGTCATGTTAGACATAAAAGGTCGGTCTTCAGGAGATATATTTGTAATTATATTTGAGAGATCCTCACGGATTCCCTTAGCATCGTAATTTAAAAAAGTATTTGAGATTATGGTCATTGTAATTCCTACAGCATAGATTCAATTAGGGTCGCAGCATCTTGCTGCTTGCCGGTTTGTTTGAGACGTTGAAATGCGGCTTTAGTTTTGCGCTGACTAGGCTTTACCTGCTGTTGACGTGACCCTGACCGTACAGTTTTACCACCCTGCCCAGCTTTCTGTGCTTTGCGAACGCGCTTCTGACCTTGGTCATAAAGCATTGCTTTTCGCAGGACTTTAATGTGGTTAGCCCTAACCAGCGCCCCTAGCTCTTCTTCAGCTACGCCCTGGTTGATGAGGTACTCTCTAAGCTGCTCTCGCTGCTTATTTGCAATCTTCTCGTCCTTCCACTCTGGGATTAGGTCGGGAAGTTGCGCCGCCTCACTTTGTATCAGCCCCCGCATTTGCTGCTGTTGCTCTTGGGCGTTAGCGTCATTCACACGCTGCTGCTCAATGGCAATGGCCTGCATTTTTTGCTGGCGCTGCTCTGTTCGTTGTCTGTACTGTCGTTCTTGCCTGCTGGCCTCTATAGGATCTTCATCAAACAACCGATCAAAATCCGGGGCAGGCTCGTCAAATGCTGTCAGCTGCTGTTGCAATGCGCCTAAAAGTTGGCTGTATTGCTGCCGCTCAAGTAGAACCGCGTCTCGATCCTGACTAAATTGCTTACGCTCTTCTGCCAGTGCTTGGCTCTTCTTGGTGTAGTCTGCTGTGCGTGAATACCCGTTTTTAAGTTCGTCCAGGTCAACAGAAATTTCTTCACCGGCAACTTTGACCGAAAAGCTCTCTGGCTGACTGTCCTCATCTTCTAGTGAGTCGTAGTCTTCATCGTCATCCAACAGTTCGGCATCATCGTCATCTGAGTCGAGATCCTCATCGGACTCCTCATACTCAGCTTCTTCTGAAACCTCGCCCTCATCTAAGGACTCATTTTCAACAACCTCATCTGAATCTTCGGTTTGGCCTTCTGGCTCCATCAAATTCAAAATCGCTGCTTGGGCATCGCCCAAATTGCCAGACCCCATATGTTGGGATTCTGTGCTTTCTATTTTATCACTCATGGTAAATTCCGCTTATTGAAAGCGACTTGATCGGCGACTGCGCGTATTTGCACAACCAGGTCTTCAAGTGCTTCTTGTTTTTGATGTAAGCGCTCCCGCTTGGCGGGGTCACGTTCCTTGCACCATTCCTCGAAGTAGTCGAGGCGTAGCATTTCTATGAGAACGCCGAAATCTTCATCGTCGGCGAATCGTTGTATGTTTGATTGCTGCTCAGGCCGTAGGGACATTCGGTGCCTGCTGTTGTTGGGCTAACTGTCTAACCAATTCTCTGTCTCTTTCTGAGTTGGCTTTGATCTCAGCTGTGTCGACCTGGGCACCATATCGGGCGGCTATTTCAGCGGCCTTGAGCGTTATGTTGGCTTCGCTTTCGTCTCGGCGGCGATCATCCTCACGAATCATTTTCTCGCGCTCTAGCTCAAGCTCTGCCTGCTTCTTCTGAATGTTGGCGTTGATCTCTGCCATCTGGACCTGAATAAGCTGCTCGTTAATGTCTGGTTTAGGCGGCTCTGGTGGTGTCTGAGGCTGCTGCGCCGGGTCTTTGAAAAAGCGCTGGGGGTCTTTGAAGCCAGCAACTTCTAACAACTGCACCATAGTGGCGTAGTAGTTGTTTATATCGACCAGCGGGTTGTCTGGCCCCATTGTCTGCAGAATTTGTTCCTGCTTGGCAGCTACCTGCTGAAGCATAGACATACGCTCCATGTCCCCGCCTTTGCCTAGGGCGACATTGGCCACAACGTCCATGTTGGCGTTCCATCTGTCTGGCGACATAGGCACGAAGCCATTGCGCAAGCGGATCATGCGCGGCTTATCGACGTGCTTGATAATCAGCTGCAGTAGCCCTTTGTAAAGCCGGGTCATGCCGCCTTCAGCGAACAGGCGGGCAATCATCTCTGTGCGCTGTTGAGCAGCGCCTATTGTTTGCTGGACTGCCATTAGCGTTGAGCTTTGTAGCGCGCTAGGGTCTAGGCCGTCTGCCGCTTTTGATATGCCGGTTCTGTTCTCACGGATCTCGTCCATGTAGCCAAGCATTGGAAATGCTTCTTTGCCAACGAATGGAAGCGTGAAAGGCACAACCGCACCAGGCTGACGCATTCTTATCACGCCCCCGGCCTCATTATTCATAACGTCCTCTAGCGAGGCTTGGCCTTCAACCACACCTACCCTTGGGTGAGTGCTCATAGCTAAACTGTCTAGGGATGCCCGCAACACTGCGGTCTTGATGCGCTGAATGTCCATTGTTAGGTCTGCGATACTTAACCCAAAGAAGCTGTGCGGCTCCGGGTCTGGGCAGAAAAAGGCAAACGGAATCATATCTACCGGGTCGTTGCGCAGCACTTCGTAAGTCGGGCCAGCGCAGCAAATCTTTCTAAGTTCAGCAACGCCATCGCCATCCATGTCTATGTGGGCGTAGGCTTCTACATACAGCACCCGCTGAATAAGGTTGTTGTCCTCAAATGAGCTTTGCTGAAAACGCTCACGCGCCTCGACGTTGAATAACTCAAAGTCTGTCTCGTTAACTGTGGCGTACTGCTCAACGTCATCTAGGTCATAGCCCATCAGGACCATATCACTCAGCGTTACATAAGATCTGTGCGCAACCAGTTCAGCGTCATCTAGGTTTCTCGCTGTGCGGTTAATTACTATTTCTTCGGGCGGTACGGCCTCAACCTTGATCTTGCCAACCTTTGATCTGTGCGTTACCCGCACTGAGTGAGAAGATTCTTGCTGTTCGCTGCTCATCATCGAGGTGAGCATGTCAATTTCTATTTCAGGGTCCGAATTGAGGGCGTTGAGTGCCTGGTCGTCTAGGTTCTCAAGCTCATAGCTTTGGGTCGTTTCGCTTTCGTCGTAATAATATTTTAAGAAGCCACTACCTTTCACCAGCGCGTCTTTCATGCACGCATAGATGATTTCTACAAAACTCTGGTCTTGGTCTTGATTAAGTATGTAGTTAACAAAGTCAGTGGCCTGCTTTGCCGCCTCCACATCTTCTGGACCAGTTGGCGCGTACTCAACCATATGGTCGGAGCCGCAAAAGATACGCATAAGGCTTGGCAACATGGCCTGCACAGTGTCGCGCACGTCCATCGTTTGCGCCGTGCTGCGGCCCTCTTCGCCAGTGGCAAGTGCCTCACCGTTGTAGTATTCAGCTGCAGTGGCGCGCTGCGGGGAGATGGTGTTATCAATAAAATCAACTGCATCTTCTATGGCCTGCGTTATCGCGGCCTGCAGTTCTTCTTCGCCCATAGACGGGTCTTCTTCAATAAATTCTTCGGAATCGTATAGTTCGGCCATTAGAGTAGGTCCAGTAAGGATTGAGCGCCCAGCTGGACGCGGCGTGGTAGGCGCTTGTATTGCTCAGCCGCTGCGTCATAGATAGGAATGAGTGGCTCTGCTATGGCTTTGCCTGCAGCCATTGGGCCTTGGAGTGCGCCGCCTAATAGTCCTAGCGCGCCTTCGGTAGCGTTTCGACCAATCTCTGTGCGAGGCTGGTAATCAAGCGAGTTTTGATAAGCCGCTCTTTGCGCCTCAATCTCACTTGTTGGGGTGTTTGTTGGGAGCGCCCTTAGAGTTTGCGCTGCTGTAACAAATGGCTCTGCAACAGCGCTGCCAGCGTTAGATAGGAAGTCGGCACCGCCAAGTACGCCTTCGTTGAAGCGTTGACCGGCAGATGGGGCTTGAATATTGGGGAATGGACCTAGAGCGTTTGCATTAGCTCCCAGGCCAAGAAGACCGGCGGCTGTTACGCCTTTTGCTGTTCCTGAGCTTCCGCCGCCTTGAGTTCCTGAAGGCTCTTCTCGCAGTCCCTGATAATTCGGTTGATCCTTCCCACTAAACTCCCGGAAGCGGGTGGTAGCAGGCTTGAATCCGTAGAACTCTTGATGGAGCGCGTCAGCATTTCCTTCTCTGCCCGCGAGTTGTGCAAGATAGTTTTGAGTTTGTGTTCCCGACTTGACGTTAACGTCGAAGAACGAAGGTTGCGCTGATTGAATCTGTGCATACTTAGATTTGAGATTTCTTCCGACGACATCAAATTGTACCCGTGCTTGTTCCGCGTGCTTGCGATATTCACTAGGGGACATATTAGCGAATTTTTCTGCATCATTAAACTGCGGAATATCTAAAAACCGAAGGCCGACAACGCGAGTAGCATCACGCGGATCAACAATCATCGTGTAAGCGGGAATACCCTGTTCGTTTAAGTCTTTTTGAATATTCGATATAAGAGGGTCATTTGCTGAAACCCCGTCTTTAAAATAAACCTCACTGCCAGCGTTAAACATTTCTGGCGCACTGAGTCCGACCTGGTCATCAATTCTTCGGGCAACAAACCAAGAGTCTTGCTTATCTGCAACGGCTTGTCGCGCAGCCTCATCCAATATGCCAGTGGGTAATCGGTCTTGCCTGCTAATAACGTCAATGTCCATCGCCGTCTCTGGCGTATCCATGTAAGCGCCTAACGTTGGAGCGCCTTTAACCGCGCGAACATCAGGATCTTGCTTGCCATAAGAAACTATCTGCTGCGCTGCGGCTTCAGACTGAGCGGGTGTTGGAATAAAATCGTTGCCTTGAAACTCTTGATTTTGCTCTCTACTTATCCCCAAAAACATGGACTCTGTTGGATCAGCATCCATCATTGTCTCAAAAGACCCGCCCTCGCCTGCAGAGCTAGTCCAGCCGTTTTGAGTCCAGTGGTCTTTTTCTGCAAACCACTGTAGCGCCTGTAAGTCTCTAGGCTCTAGAGAAAGACCAAGCTCATCGTTAATTCTAATAGTCGCATCAGCCAACACGTCTTGGCCAAATCCAAACTCTAGGCTGTTGCGAAATTTTTCCGCATCCACAATGTTGCCGGTGACTGAGCCTTCTGCTGAGCTAGGGATCGGTTTTCTGCCAGAGTGTCGGCGGAGATTTCTAGCCGCCCATACGTCAATCGTGGCTTGCTGACTTCTACCCGAAAGGTTGCCAGAGAAGTTCCTAGCTTTGGGCGCACCGTCTTTTCTCAATACTCGCCAGCGGTCAGCCAGGGCTATCATAGAATTGTAGCTATTGATGCCGTAGTTTTTGGCTTTGCCAGTCTTAGGATCAAATGAAGACTGTTTAATTGTGTTTTCTTCAGCCTGCAATCTGCGCGAAATTTCTGCGGCCTCATTCTCCATTGCCTTGTATGCAGGATCTTGTTTTGCTGCTTTTTTTGTTCTTCCCGATGCGTATTCAGCATCAACGTAAGCAGCTGCTTGATCTTGCAAAGCATAGCGGCGGTCTAATTGATCAGCGAATCCATTCATCAACTCATCAAAATCGCCACGGGTCGATCTATTAAGAATGTCTTGGCTGAACTTAAAATTAGTGCCTACAGGAGTGTTTGGGCTGGTTGCACCCAAAATGTCGCCCATCATTTGCGAGAATGTGCCGTACTCTGTACGAAGCCGCCTTTCGACGTTCTGATACCAACCAGCGTTATCCATTACGCGCTGAGCGCCTGGGTCGCCAGATTGAGCCCTTTTTGCAATAGCTGCAATTTCAGCAACAACATTGTTTACAATTTGATTGTACTGCGGCGACCCTTGAGCAATTGGTTTGCCTGTTTTTGCGTCTTTGTTATAACTGTAGGTGATCCCTTTAGTTTTAAGCTTTAACTGGCCTTTATCGCCAACCGTCATACCAGTGATCTCAGGCACCGACCAATCAGATGCAGGGTGGCGTTTTTTCCACTCACGGGCCACGTTGAAAGCGGCAGCCTCTGTAACCCCTTGCTTTCCTTTGATAGAAGCGCGAATAGATTTTTTCTCAGCTGCTGAAAGCGTGACGCGGTTGGCTAATTTTCTTTCACCCCTATTACCGCCACGCTCTTGTGCCATATCTCGCGTTGCAACATTTGCGCTTTCACGAACAAGACGCATAGCAGGGTCAAGTAACCCTGCCTCTGCTTCTTCGGGAGAAGCCAGTAGGCCAGCGCCAACAGCTGCGGGCGCAGCGGCTTTAAATCCAGCTTCTAGTAGCCCTGTAACTGCCAACTACTTAGCCTTCTTTTTGGGCTTCTTTTCAGCGGGCGCTTTGCGGGACATCAGCTTCTCGATGTCAGCGGCTGCGTCAGCAACGCCGCCCGGTCCCCGGCGATAGGTTTTATTAGACATCCAGCGAACCCCACATATG